TCACGAGTATGGACTATACCTTTCTTTCTACCCTTCCAAAATAGGAGAGATTGTCCAAAGTCTTTAGCTTTTGTACTAAATGGGCGATTGTCCTTAAAAGGACCAAATTTGCTTTTTTTCATATCAAAGGGGTCTGAATCGTAATATTCAGGATTGATTTGTGTCATTTAATTATATTATTAACTTTAAAAACTAAATCTTCTAAACTTCCATTATTTTCAATTGTATAATCAAAATCATAGCCGTCTAGTTCTGTTTCACTAATGTGATCATTAGCAAGAGCTTTCATTGATGTTCCATAACCAGGTCTATTAACTCTAATTAATATTCCGCCTTTACTTTTTATACTTTCATATTCATTCTTAAATCTTACATCTGTAATAATCCATTTGCTATTGTAAACATAGTCCGCAAATAAAGCATTAATCCAAACGTTATTATGTAAATTATCTCTTAAAGCTTCTGTGCCTAACTTCTGTAATAATTGTCTTACAGTCATAGGACAAGCCCATTTGGTTCCTATTTTACCGGCTGGATTTGTATTCCATTGAGGTCCTAGTTCTGTTTCTTTAAAGGATTGATCTTCAAAATTTTTTATATCAATTCCTGTTAATATACTACTTATAAGTTTTAGTTTATAAGCAAACTTTTTAATTTCCCAAGATCCACTGTCACTTAAAGTGCTTTGTAGTTGTATAATCTTACCAACAGTGTCTTTACCGGAACCAGCTTTCCCGCTTATACCAATTAAATTAACGTTTTGAATCTTCATTTCTATATTCTATTTCTTTTTTAATTAAATCAATATGCCACTTTACACCACCATATTTTACTACAGCATCTAACCATTCATCATTCATATCACAAAGAGGAACATATTTTAATTCTTCTTTACCATTAATCCCACGACCACCTCTGCAGGCATATTTACGAACTATTTCAAAAGGATCGTTGTCATAAATAGTTAAAAGTTTAATTTTATTCATATCAACCGCACCATATCTTAAATAATCTGTACCTCCGTCTACAGTTGCCTTATTAGGGCAACTGCAAGTTTTATAATCATGTCTATGATAACTAACAATAGTTTCAGAACATTCTAAACAAGTGACTGAATTGTATACAATTTGTCTCGTCTCCTCCACTATAAAGAAATTAGAAGAGAAAAAGACATCATTACAAATAAATAAATAAGCAAATAAAAAGCTTGCTTATAATCTTGAGTTTTTAAATTTTTCATTTTGTATCTTTTACAAATTGACCGTCTATCATTTTGCCAGTACGCGTACTGATAACTTTATATGCCGATTCAAGACATTCTTCCAAAGAAAGATTTTGCATTTTAGCTTGAATGATTAATGTAACCATGATATCACCCATTGCGTCAATGATTTCTTCTCTGTTATTATTATTTACAGCTTTACAAAACTCTGTTGTTTCTTCTAGAGTTTTGATAGCTTGTGCCATTGGTGTAGCTTTTGACAAAATACCTTTATCTTCAGCCCATTGTTCAACAGCACATTCTAATTCAAAGTAATCCATATTAAAATAATTTAAGTTGTTGTGGACTATAATTAATTATATTTTCTATTTCCGATTCAATCAATTGAAAATAGTAATTTTGATTTATCTTATACAAATCCCATTTAGGTTTAATATCTACTTTATTAAAAAGTACTTGCATCCATTGTCCTGCTTCTAATTGTATTTCCCTATTATCTTTTTTGTTTACTTTAGTTATTTTACAAGCTTCAGGGTGCTCTGTTTTACATATATAATACCTATTAATTTTTTGAATTTCTTTTTCTTCATATACACCATTTTTTATACATCTAGACATTTGTTTCCAATCACCTTTGGATTTACTACCAATACAGTAGTCAAAAATATTCTTGTTACTTTCTAAATAATCTTTAGGTAAAATATCATGTATAAAGTAATGATATATTGCTTTTGGAATAATCAATTTTGATTTATTTTTATGTAAGGCTAAATTATGAAAATCAAACCTGCCGGTTAATTTGCAAGGAGCATACATAAATTTAGAATCTTCAACTTTAAACAGATAATGTGGGAATTCTTTTTGAATTTCTCTCCACTCAGACATTTCCACTTGTTTGTAATTACTTAAGGCAATGTAATTATTTACATCAGCCAGTACAAGCTTTTGATATTCATTATGTTCTAATTTAAGAGTTGTTATTGATTCCCATTCAGTACATATTTCCATATATTTCTGAAGATGTGTTCTAGGTATTTTAGTTTCTATACCATCTGTATTTTGCATTATTGCTTGGGCTTGAGGAATATTTTCCATAATCATCTCATAAAGCATCATAAGACTTAGCTGACCGTTAATAGTTATTTTCATAGTCATTTCCGGATCATAAAAGAAACTATCTTTATCATTACTTAAACCATATGTAGAGTTTAAAATAATCTTATAAACATAGTTCATAGGATCTTTTTTAGGAATCTTTCTTCTTTCATCAAAGAACCACCTATATTGATCACAAAATTCTTTTTTGGGAAAATGACCTGGAGACCAAGAATTTTGAATTGCTAAGTTTGGATAAAAACTTACTACATCTGACGTTATAATTACAAACTCTTCATCTGATTTATATACACCCGGAACGTTTGCCCCATGAACACCGCCTAAACCAAAATATGTGTTTACATTTTTGTATTTGATTGAATGTTTAAAAGAACCTTTTAAATTATCTGCGTGTACTTCAATTGTTTTAAACTTATCTAAAAGTAATTTAAATTCTAAAGATTCAAACTTTATATAGTTTAAGATTAAATCTGATAACTTAATATTATTTCTATGACTACGCATATTCTTGATATCTTTCTTGGGAATATTCAATTTTTCTGATAGATAATAAGAAAAAAGCTCTTTACTTATTCTTGGTTCAGAAGCGCTATATAAATTAATATTGTAATTCTTACTTAGTTCTTTTCTAAGTTTTATTTGGGATTGAGATTTATTATAAATTTCTTTAGTTGATAGTACGTCATTTATACAATAACTAATAACTATATCTATCTCTGATTGATTTTTAATTTCTGTTGTATGATGTATGGGCATTTCTAAAAGATTATCCCAATCCATACTATATTGAATCCATTTTAAACTAGACATTTTTTGAGGATTGTCCCAGTGATGCATTTTAAAAAGATCAATCTGACCTATCTGCATTCTAAAGGGAGCATAATCCTGAAATTCTTTATTATCATTTCTATTAATACATTTTACTGCATACTCATAAATTATTTCTGCTATTTGACATCCTGATAAAGTTTCCCATAAAGCGTGATTATCTAAAATATAATGGGTTACTTGACTATCAAATGCCAAACCATTATAAGATATATGCCATTCTTTATTTTTTTTATTTTGAATCAAGAAATCAATAAAGTCTTTAAGATCATTTTTTAAATCATGAATAACAAAGACTTTTCTTTCAGAATTTTTATAGTGCTCAAAAACTGCAATAAAACAATTTTTAAGCGTTTCATAGTCCATTATCCAATGATTCATAAATTACATTTTATATTTTTCTTTTATATGACTGTCTATTGGAACAGCATCCCCGTTTTCATCAATCCTTACAAACTTAATATTTGTAGATAAGATTATAGTCTGTGCGCCCGAGTATATATTATGAGATCTAGCTTCTATGTAAAAAGTCATACTTGTATTTCCCACTTCTTTTACATTTCCGTAAATTTTAATAAGCTGACCCTCTTTGGCAGAGCGTTTAAATATGCATTTGTCAATCATAACGGTCACCATTCTAGGTGTGTTACATATTTCCATAGCAAACGCAGCTGCCGCAGAGTCCAGCCATGCTAATAACTTACCTCCAAATAAATTAGCATGAAAACCTAAGTCTGACTTTTTAACCGGGTGAGTGGTTATCAAGTGCATAATTAAGGTAATATAATCAAATCTTTTTTATCTATTTCAGTTTTATTTACATCTGCAAAATACTTTGAAATATCAAAATCTTCAGCGTTAATAGCAAACAAATATACTAACATAGCAATTTCGTCTTTTTCTTTAATGTAAATCTCAGAAAAAGTTTCAATTTGTAAACGTTGTTCTTTAACAACTTTACCAGTTTCATTATTTGGAAATTTTAATCTCATAGGTTGACCTTCTTCATCTAATCTTGGCACCATGTGTAAAGATTCTTTTTTAACTTTACTAATTACAGCAAGCACTCCGGATGAAGGATCAAACATTGCCTCAACAAAAGGGCAGTCTAGAGTCAAAGGAATTAAACTAAAAGAGTTTAATCCTCTAAAGGCTGTGCTAATGAGCATCATGTTTTTTCCAAATGTGGTTTCTTTTTTCATTTTTATTGTTTTTTTACAAATATAAAGAACTATTATAAACTAATTTCTTTTTCTTGTAAAATTTTTTCTTTTAAACATTCTTTTTCAAAATCAGGTTTACTACAGATTTCATGAACCTCTCTAATTAGATTGATATTAACTCCTAAGTTTTCTGCATATATTTCGTGATAGTTACCTGGATCTAAAAAACTTTTAATATACTCTGAAATTTTACCATACTCAGAAAAGTAGGTCAAAATTAAATCTTTAGATTTCAAAGAAAATTTAGAATAATGACCGTTAATAAACTGATCAAAATCATATTTATAACTTTTAAAGTTAAAAACATAAATTTGTTTATCCGCGAGATTATAATAAGATTTTAATAATCTATGACTTTTTAAATATTTTGTTTCAAAGTTTTTAAAATCTAAAGTCATTTCACATTTATATACACATATAAACTTATAATCTAAAACATCTATGAATTCATCCCAGCAGATAAATGTATCTGCCGGGACAAACTCAATATTTTTCTTAAATCCTAATAAAGGATAAAGAAAAACTTTGCTTTTTTGAAAATAAGATGTATATATAATATTCATTTTATAATCTAACTTTGTTTACTAAATACTTAAATGGTAAACTATAGTTGTTATTAGTGTAATGATAATCGGCGGTCTGAAGTGCGTATCTAAGATCATTTACCCAGGCATCTAAACTTACTTCTGAAACTTCAAATGGGTAGACTTGGTTGTATTTGTCAATAACTATAAAGGTAAAGATAATTTTATAATTTTGCTTTTCTTCAGGTAAATTTTCAATTACTAATTTAGTATATATAACTGCTTGAAGCCAATACTTATAATAGTCAACTGTTTCTGGAAATTCATCAATTGTCTTACTTGTGGTTTTTAAATCACAAATTACAATCTGTTTTTTGTCGTTATCAATTTTATAAAAGTCAATATATCCTTTTAAGCCAAAATTATAATTATCTAATTTACATTCCAAATATTTTTCAGAAAATGTTTCTATAGTGTCTAAAGGAAAATCAGTTTGAAATTCTCCAAATATTTTATTAACCTGAGTATTATTTTTTATAATTTCAATTTGCTCTTGGCATCTTTTTAAAGTTTCTTCATCAACAACATCAACTTTAGAATTATTAATAAAATTCCAATATTCTACATTTTCTTGGCATTGAATTTTAACAAGTCTAGCGGAATCTTCTTTAAGAGTTTGGTACAGATTTTCTTCTTTTAAAATACTTAATATTGAATTTTCAAGTTCTTTAGACATCAAATCCGTGAATGAGTTATCAGTCGTTAACCCTAAATTTGATACTTTATGTAAGCTGTGTAAGATTTTTCGTACATTATCTGTGGGTAATTTGCCTGGTACTATTTTAAATTTTTCTTGTAATTTTTCAGGTTCAAACAGCAAGCAATGTAAGACTTTACCTTCAAGTAAATGTTTGTCTAATTTTTCTTGCCTTTGTTTAAGTATATAATCATTATAAAATAATGAAGGTGAAAAAAGCAGTTTATTCAAAGAAGAATAACTGAATTTAAAAGGTTTTGAATAAAAATCTTTTTCTTGTTCTGTCATAGTTTTAAGGTAATAAAGATGGAACTATTGAAGCTTTTACATTTTCTTTTAGTTTAATATCTGTAATTTGAAATTCAAAAATAGAATGTTCAAAACCAATGTTTTTTTGCATATACTCTAATAGATCTTCAGAAACTATTTTAAAAGCAAATTCTGTTAATTTACCATCTTTAAACAAAAGATCTAATATGTTAGAATAATGGTCCAATCTTGAATATGATCGGCCAAAGTATTTATCAAAATAAGATCTTAAAGTTTTAACATTAATACTATTCCAGATATCAGATTCTGTTTTTAGTTTATAATCATATTTCCATATAAGTAAAGCTAATATATCAAAAGAAGATTCATAATTACAATTTGCCATAGTAGTTAATACCATATTTACATCATAAGCGGAATTACTGTTTTCTAATACATTAGTCAAATAATAATAATTTTCATGCGTTAAAGTTATAGCGTTTGAGTTAACAAATTTTAAAATGTCACTATCAAGAACAAAATTTGAACTTTGAGTTAAATCTAAATATGTATTATAATTTTTTATATTAAAAAGTCTAGTATGACTATAGCTGCATACAGTATCTAAATCATCTAAAAGATTATCTTTAACACCCCTATCAAGTCTAAATCTAATTGTAATAACAAAAGGATCTTGACAATTATTAGATTCTAAATTTAAAATATCAACTACTTCTTTATAGCTTTTGTCTAGAGTATAACCTTTATTATTAACATAAAAAGTTTGATTGAAAAAAGTTAAAAAATCATTTAATCTTATCCAGTCTCTAGATTCAAATTCAAATAAGTTAGTTATACTAGATTTAGAAATAACACGATAATTAGCTTTAGTTTCATCTCTTGTAACTGAAAGATTGTAGTTTGTTTTAAGGCTGTCAACTTTTTCTCTAGGTAAATTTATATTTGGATACCTATAAATTGTAGAATCTTTTAAATTTATAGATTCAAATTTTATAGTATTAATTTCAAAATGTTCAGATATATTAGATCTTTCATTTTCTTTATATACACAATATACAGGTCTTAGCATATTGTCATAATTAGGTAATTTAAAAAATATTTCTCTACCTATATTTGATATTTCTATAAGAAGTGTTTTTGCAACTTTTAAATCATTGTTCATTTTTTATAAATTTAAGTATTCAGGTTTAATTGAAAAAGTGCATTTATAAATGTCACCTTTAACTACATATACTTCTTTTCTTGCAATTGCTTCTAAATATTTAAAAGAATCATTAGTTAATTTAGAATCTTCTTTTAATCTTACTATAAACTGTATAGCACTTAAGGTATTATAGTCATAACAGTTTTGTTCTATCCAATGAAGAACATCTTTATTTCTAGGAAATTTTGCAGAAAGACTATAAACACGTTGATAGAATTGCCATAATAAGTGAAAGTTTTCATCTTGTTTTAAAGTTGGAATTATTTTACCTGCAATTGCTACATCATCTTTATTAGAACTATTAGTCATACCAACTAAAAGATCTAAAAGTTTTTCATCCATAGCTACGAGTGTTTGAGAACTTTTAGAAATAGTTTCAATATTTTTTACATTTTTTATAACACCTGTATCGATTAAATATGCTATATCTAAAGTTTTATTTTTTATAAGTAAAATTGATTCATGCCATTCTTTCGTATAACCACCTTGTCTGTATCTTGTCTTACTTTTAAACCACATATAGTTATTATTGACAATGCTTGCAATATTTTCTATTTTATCTTCAAATGTATAAATTGTATTATTTTCATTTAATATAAAAAGAGCTGTTGTATTAGGTCTTTGATTACGATAATAATGATTTTCTAAATTATTATGTGTAACTAAACAATCAGCATTTAAATAATCATTTGTAAGTTTTAAATTATTATTTTTTGCTATATGCTTTACTCTATCAAAAGAGACTGGGCATCTGCTCATAATATAAAAACTTTTTAAAGCCGAGCCATCAGATCTTTCTTCTTCTAAAATATTAAGAATATGATCATACACGTTTGAACGCAATTGTATATAGGGCTCCACAATATTCATTGATGAAGAAGGTACCCCTACTATAGGGGCACCTTCTAAACCAAAATGCTGAAGAGCAGCAATACTAAAACCAAATTCGTTTCTAGGTTCTAAATTCATAAATTAAATCATTGTCATTTTCATAACTTCAGGATCCATCATCATTTTATTGAATTTTTGCTTGTTACCATTAAAAATAGTTCTTACAATCAAATACTTTAAATCATTAGTAAAATAATCTTTAGTTGATAAAGCAATTAAACGATCAATTACTTTCTGATTAATAGTATTATCTTTTGCATAAACAAGAGTATAGTTACACAACCTAGTTGCTAGAGTTGAAGCAATATCTGCTCTGTAACTTGAATCTTTTCCAATGCAGGAAGAAAGCAAACCTAAAACATAACTTTCATTATCATTCAATAAAAGATCTTTAGGTGCTACAAGTTTATCTAGTTTATTATTAATAAATATAGTAAACATACTTGCAAAAGTGTCCCCTACAGAACCTTCACCTATCATTTGGATGAGAGACAAATTATTATCAAAAGATTCAATACTTGAAATTGAATTGAAAAATGTAGTGATAGATCTAGCATTAGTTTCTGTAGTTACTAACTCCGGGTGTAAAAGCAAAAAGTTAATACAACGTGAGTCAATCCCAGCGTCTTCTGCCCAACGAGCCCATACATTTATATCAAACTTTAAGTTTGCTGTAATATATCTTGTCTTTTGAGCATTATCAATAGAATTAACCATGTAATCACCATTGTCCGGATTAGATGTTAGAATAATATGCCAATCTTTAGGTAGTGACCAGGAAATATAAGTTTGTCTATCAATTAATTCCATTACAGCCTGAATAAATCTTATATCAGCACGATTCCAGTCATCAAGAAGTAAAATACCACCTTCTTTCTTATCAGCAATCCATTCTGGAGCACAATATGACATTCTATTTTTACCTGTCATTTTGTAGCCATTCTTTAAATATTCAGTTACAGCAAGTTCATCAACCCAAACACCCACTTTTTTAACTACAGTTGGATTATTTATTTGAGCTATATTATTTGCAGCTGCAGTTCTTTGAGCTGCTGTAAAATTAACACTGTTACTATCTTGAGCTACTTGCTTTTCTGTATACATTTGGAATTGACGAACTGGAAATCCAACCAAGTCACCTAGCTCTTCAATTTGAGCAAGATTTAATTTAACAAAATTTAAATTCTTTTCGGCTGCAATTTCTACAATTGTAGAAGTTTTACCAATACCGGATTCACCCATTACTTCAACAGCAACTGGAGGTTTATTACTAGATTGTAAAAATCTATTGTTTTCAATAATATGATTGATAAAATTCTTTAATTCATCAATGTTTAAATTTACTTGTGCCATTTTTTTTTTTTAGTTTAATTTAATTACTTTACCTGGTAAATTATCGTTCATTTCTGAACGGTTACTCAATACCCATAATGTATTTTTAGGGCAGTTTATAGGTGGACTACATTCTCCATCTGTTAAATATATAAGAGCTGTGTATTTAGATTTACTATTATTAAAAAGATCAATAACAGGTTGGAAATTTGTTCCACCTCTTCCTTTAACAGATAAATCTTTTTTTGGATTAAAAACTTCTACAGATTTTATAGAAGTATCACATTGAGCAATAGTAATAACATGTCCTGTCTTATGCATATGAACTAATTCTTGAGCAAATTCTTTAAGTTCAGAACTACTTACAGAACCGGAAGTATCTATACCAACTAAAATATTATTCTTGTGTTTAATTTTTAATCCTGGATTCTCAATATAACGTTTATTAAACTTTCTTCTTAGTTTTTTTGTATAAATAATAACAGAACTTCCAACAAATCTTCTTAAATAACCGCGCCAATCAAATTTTGGTGGTTCAATAGTGTTAATCCTATTTATAAGTTCTGATAGTTCGCCAGGAATTGAACCCTGTCTTTTATATACTGTTTCTGCAGTTTCTTTTAACTGATGTTCAATTTGTTTTGTTATAAGTTTTTTATCTGACTCAGACAAATTATTGAATTCATCCCAAGTTGGATGGTCATATTTACTAGTTCCATCCATTTGAGATAAAATATTATTTAAAGTTTCAGAAGTTCCGTCTTCTTTTGCTTTAGATAAAATATCATAATAAACTTTTGTACCTGCCCTTATTGGAAGTTTTAATTCCGGAAAAGTAGATAAAAGTAAACCTCCTATAGGTAAATGTTCTTCATCAATATATTGATTTATTTCTAAATCAGCAGCAATATTAAAAAGATTTTTATCTTTAAACATATCACGTAATATCAGATGATTAAACGCAATATGCAATAACTCATGTTTCAATAAACCTTGAATATGCAGATCAGATAAACCCTCTACAAAAGTTGGATTTATTGAAAGATCTACACCAATTCCGTTTTTACTTACGCCGGCCGTTGGTATATCATCTCTATATTTTTTATTAAGTCCAATTAGAAATAGACCATAAAAAGGTTCTATAAAAATTAAATTTTTGGCTATTTTAGCTATTTTATCTGTAATAGCCATTAAATTTTTTTTCATAATTTAAATTTTAAAATCAAAAACGCCATCTCTATTTACAAAGTTGAAACTGTCTTTGTATATATTTAATACAGTATATCTAAAATATTCATTTAAAACAAAATCTTTATATTCTTTATTTTTCATTCTAATAATTATATTAATTTTATTTATTGACAAATCTTCTTTTAAAAGATTAAACTCGTTTCTAAATTCAACTTTACGCCTAATATCTTTAATATTTTTATAAAATAAATTAAGAACTAAAACGTCAAGTTTTAAATTTTCTATATTTGATTTTGCCACTTCAAAATCATCATCGCCAGCATTTAACATACCAGTTAAACTTAAAAGTTGTTCATAAGTTATATTAACAATCACTTTTTTTTAGATTTTCTTTTAGGATTTATTTCAATTATCACACCTGGTTTATTTTTATTATATTCATAATCAAAAAAAACAGGTTTAATTAAATCTGAGTTATCATCAGTGATCCATCCATAAGTCACCATATCATCTTGAACAGTTTGTGCCGGATTAATATAATCAAACTTATGTTTATTACCTCTAATGAATGTCATTCCAATTTCAACAGGTAAATCAAATTTTGCTAATTCAGTTCTAAATTTTTCTGCATATTCTAAATAATATTTTTTTGAATTTTTTCTGTAATTAACAACTGCTTTACTTGCAATGAAATATTTTCCTGTCCAACGCCTTCCATTCTTGGATGATGGCACATTACCGGGTATAAAAAATTTCATTATGTATATAGTATAGTTTTTAAAGTTTTAAACAAAATGGGGTTTACTTTATCATATCCGAATTCTTTTAAAGAATCTGATACATCCTTACTCATTTCAAGAAAAGTACCGTCAATATTATAAACATCTTTGTATTTTTGAATAGCATTTAAACCTGCTTTATCATTATCAAAAAGAGTTATAATTTTTTTGTACTTGAGTTTTAAATTTTCAATTATATAGGCTTTGATTAGTGTGTTTTCACTATCCGGAGCTATAACTTCTAAATTATAACCAAAACCTTTAAGACATATTGCATCTTTTAAAGAAGAGCAAATGACTAAATAAGGTTGTGTATATTCCAGTTGATCTAAACCTTGTGTATAAGATTTGATCTTTAAAAATTTATTTTTCTTAAATGGTTGATATATTTTATATACTTCATCAGAATTATCGCAATAAGCATAAATATGTTCAGTTTGAATATTTAATTTGGTATTTGCATCTCTACAAATTTCAAAACTCAACACGGGTTTTATATTATATTTTTCAAGTAAAGTTTTACCAATTCTATAAGAAAGCCAATATTTTGCATCATTAGTATTCCAATCTCTAAAATTTACATTTGTTACTTGCCATTTAGAGTCAAAATTTAATTCATAGTTTGTAACAGTGTTACTTTTACCAAAAGTATTGTAATCATTTATAATTTTATTACAAGCTGCTGAATAATCAATGCTAAACATTTCCATTACTAATGTAATCTTATCACCATATTTTCCGGATGAAAAGTCTTTAAAATAGTATTGGTTTTCTTTCCTATTTACGTAAATACAAAAACTTGGCGTTTTTTCTAAAGGATTCCAAATAGATTTAAGTTTTATAGATTGACCTGTAAGATCATCTTCTAAATTTAAATAATACTTAAAAGCCCAGTAACTTGGTACTTGATTTATTTCAAAAATAATATTTTTTGTAGTATACATAAAATTAAAAAGAGCAGGCTATTAACCTGCTCTTTTATATTTTAAAATGTTAAATCTTAGAGTTCAAAATCATCTCCAGAATTTAAAGTTGGCGCTTCAAAACTAGAAACTCCACTTGCTTCTTTCTTTACAAATTTTCTGACATGTTCTTCATAATTAAATGTAATCAATCGGCTAGATTCAACATTAAGACTTTCCATTGGAACACCGGTTTTAGAAATACGAGGTAAATGTAAATCTACATTAATATAACCCTCAGCGTTTTCCCATTCACGACCACCAATACAAGCATTGATATAATTTGTATTCTTGAAAATGCTTTTACATTTATCCATAAAAGCTTCAATTGTATCAACATTAATATCATCCACTTCATTTCTTTTACCTGTTACATCAGCAAGAAAAGCTACAGACTTTAAAATTTCTTGGTCTTTATTAATTTTTCTACCACTGTCTAAAACAGCATCTTTAAAAGGATATGGAGTTATTCTAACTCTTCCAACTTGCCCTTTATAACGAGGACCCTCTGGTTTAGTAGCATCAACTAAAAATCCTTGAAATTCTCCGTTTACGGGTTCACTTTCAACATTTAAAATAATATTAAACGAGTTTTTGTCATAAGGAGTTGCCTCAAAAGATAAACTGTTAATTTTAACTTTACAGTTACCAGGTGATAAAACTGGACTTACGCGGTTTGATGAAACATTTTTTGTACTTAGCATTTTTTTTGGTTTAAAGGTTAATTTTCATATTTTTTAATGCATTCTTTTACGAATGCCAAATCATTAGGAATAAATTCCTCATCAAACATTTCCATTGGTGTTTTGCATGTTGTTTCACCATCTGTTTTAGTTGCAAACACATATGACAAACTACCATCTTCTTGTTTGATTACTTTACCGTATAAAACAATTGAAAATAAACCCTCTAAAGTGAGAGCATTATCAATCATTTTACCCACTGTTTTAGCTTTAATCTTTCTTTTCCCATTAATATCAGTGCTTTCTTCACAATGAGTTAGAAAAAATATATACAAGTCTTCTCTTAAATCTTTAGGGAGTTTTGCAACTGCCGCTAAATTAGCAGCAATAGAAGTGAATTTATCATATCCTTTTTCAGAAGCTTTATCAAAGTACTCAAAGCTTGACATATACTGCCAGTCATCAATAATTAAATTCTTAATGTGTGGCATTTTTTCATTTACATAGGTCATTGTTTTTAAAACTCCGGGACCTGAAGATACACTTACTAAATTTCCATCTGGGTTTTCTTTGTTTAAGGATTTATATTTACTTTTCCAACCTTTAAATGGTAAAGGTTTATTTGCAATATTTATAATAACTGTTTCTTTTGGATCTAAATTCCTAATGGAAGTTGATTTACCAGATCCAGATTCTGCAATAACTAATACGCTGTGTGCCATTTTATTTATTTTTAATTGTGTTTTTTATTTCTACTAAAGTATCTGCTATTCTTTCTAAAGCATCTACTATACCAATATTAGAATACTTCCATTCAGGATTCTCAATTTTTAAATCTGATTCTAGGTTTCTATTTGTAATAGCGGTATTTGCGTTTAAGTTTCTATTTGTAATATCGTTAATTACTTTTAAATCACTTACAGGTACTAAATATCTTTGAAAACCGGCATTAGATACAATTAATTCATATTCTTCTTGCCAAAAAGGATTAGCCTGAAGAAAATATAATGTGCGTTTTGGATCTTCACACTCATAATTAATACTTACAAATTCAGTGTAAATATCTTGATTATTTTGTAATTCACTTGCAAAAAAGCTAATATATAATTCATCTTTGCCTTGTGGTCTATACGCCATTTTAGGTATAAAAATAGCAGCATTTTTAAAAATTGACTCAAAATAAGGTTGATGTTCTTGTCTTAATTCTAGAACTCTCAATCTTCTTTCATCAGGTGTAATTTGTTTTTCTGTTTTTGTGTTCATCATCTTGATTGTGTTTGTGGAGTTGGTATTTCTATTATTTCCATTGTACTAAAAAGACCTTTAAAAAAACTTATTCTTGTGTCTCCATTTCTAGCTTTTAAGAAGTGAAATACTAAAACGCTATCATCTTCAATAATATATCTATCCGGGCCATAAAATCTAATTTTTCTATGCGCGGGTCTATTAATACCAATTAAGTTATCAGCGTGTTGTAGCATTGCGTCTGAACCAAATATATCTTGTTCAGTAATGTAATTACCATATTTACCATCTATAGCTCTTTCTGGATCTTCAACATTTCTATTTAATTGAGATAAAGTTATAAATAAACAAGGATAATCTCTTTTACATTGTGTAAAAAATTCACCAAGTTCAAATAAAGTATCTAATCTATCTTTTTGATATGGTGCTTTTTTTACAAGTAATGTATGATCAAGAGTTATTATTGTTTTTTTACCTTTATGGTAATTCATATACATATCTACTTGTTCACGCATTTGGTTTACTGTAAGTGGTGTTCCTATAATATCAATAGGATACTTAACTCTTTTTTTAGCATATTCGTAGCATTGATTTATAGTGCTATCTAAAACTTTTGAACCAGAAGCGCTTGTTAATTCTTTATAAGATTTTCCGGTAACAGATGTAAACTCTCTAATTGCTGAGTTTCTACCTACCATTTCAAATTGAAATTCTAAAACTCTATAATCATCATTGGGATTAAGATTGAAAGATTCTCTAATGATTTGGTCTTTAATTAAAGTTTTACCTGAACCAGGTCTCGCTGCAATTACAGTTAAACTATTCCATTCTAATCCGTCTACAGTTGCGTCATTAAACTTTGGCCAAGGTGTATAAATAGATTTATCTTGACCTAATTGTCTACTTTTTATATATTTTAATGCTTCATTAAATGCTGAATGTTGACCATCCCATAAATGCTCACTCATACTACTCTATCTTTAAAAAACTCTTTAGGTTTAGTATCAACACCATCTCGCACTAAATCACAATAATCAGCAAGAGTAGACTTTTTTACTTTGTGTTTATCTTGTTTAGAAATAAAATACTGACTTGTCATCATATACAAATAATTATTATTTGCATATTCTTTTACATACATATCAGTTGCTTTGTGAACTTCTTCCCAAGTATAATCGAATGTAGCAAAAAACCATCTAAAAGATTCATTCAAAGCTTTTACATTATTTCTGGCAGGCATTCCACTTGGTAATTTTGCTTTAGGAAAAATAGATCTATATTTTTCTATGTTTTCTAAAAAATCTTTACCCATCAACTGGGTGTTTGTTCTTGCTTTAGCTTTTATGAAATAATTATCTAAAGAATAAATAAAATTCATTCCTTTATCTGTTATTTCTATTTTTCTGAAAATAGGATCATTTTCAGTATTTTTATAAACTATAAATTCAGCAAAAACAAGTTCTTTTATACATTTTTCTGTATCAATGTAAGGACATTGAACATTTTCTCTAAAAGAAAATAAAAGTAGACATGCATCTGCAGATATTTTATTTTCTAATATTTTTTGAAGTAGATCCCACATATGAATACAAATTTACCAAATTATAGGTTCTTTTCCAATTATTTTAAGTCTTTTATTGACTTTGTTGAAAAGATCATTACTATCCCAAGAACCTTTAGAATAAGCAGCTGATGCAGGATGTGATGCTTTTATTATATGTAAATTAGATAAGTGACTTGCCCACTCCTCTGCCTTTTTACCTAATAAAACAGCAACACAATCCTTGTGCCGGTTATTAATATGCTCTAGAAAAAAAGATGTAAAACCTTTCCATATATGATAATGACTTCCAATTTCATTAACCCTACAGGTAAGAGCTGTATTAAGCATAATTACACCCTGTCGGGTATACTTAATTAGGTTTGGGTCTCTTTCATACCCATTCGGGTATAATTTTTCAATCTCATTAAATATGTAGCGTAATGACGGTTGCTCTTTCATTGTTTTACTGCAACTAAATGCAATACCATCAGCTACATTTGGCTGTGGATAAGGATCCTGACCAATTATTATAACTTTTATATTATCCGGGGGACATGTCAGTATACCTGAAAAAGATTCTTTAAGTCTTGGTGTAAAACTATGACCTTTCTTCTTTTCTTCTAATAAACTATCTATAAGTATAGAATATTCAAATTGATTCAGAAAAAAGTCTAATATATGCCAATTATAACTTAAAAATAATTCAGATAATTTTTCTTTTATCTCTGATTTATCCATATTTATATGTATATTTGCTTTAAAATTTAAAAAGAAATGGAAAATAAAAAAAATCTTGTGCCAGAGTCATATGACTTAACGCAAAATATTAAAAATGTAGAAATAAATACTGGTTTTATTCTTGGCTTAGAGCGTATAATATTGTACTTTGTCACAGATTTAATAGAAGATAAAACTACAATCCCCGGTATGTTTAAAAAGTTTGAGAGTTTGTTATCTCAAAATAAAGAAGAAGCAGAGAGTGTAAACTTAAATCTTTTTGAATCTCATGTTTACACTCTCTTTGCTTTACAACAACTTTTTAGATCTTATGCTTATGAGCAAAATTTAGTAACTAAAATTGAAACTGATATAAAAAATGAAGAGCTTGAATCTTTAATGGAAGCTTTTAATAATAATGACTCTGCAAAAATTAAAGAATTATACAAACAGATGAGTAAAGAATCATCTTAAGTTTATATTATTAAAGTCTCCAATTTCAAAACAGGCTATAATTGCAAGATTTAACTCTGCTTTACTACATTCAGCAAAAGATTTATACTGAAGTTCTTTGGTATTAGTATCTATATAAGTTAAACCACAATTAGTTTTAACTAATTTTTTAATTTCATTGAAAGTATGACCCACGGATGTTGCTAACTCTCGGCACATAGCGTGAATTCTAGCAATTTGAGCACTGCTTGCTTTATCTGTACTATAAGAAATAAAAACATCTAATTTTGTACCATCTGGTATTGATCGCATGAAATTTTCAAATCTCATTTTATTTACACTAACTGAAAAATCAAAATTTCCATTTTTAGCATTAAGTTGAAGATAAATATTATCGCTTTGAGATATAATGTGAGAACCATCTTGTTCATCACCAGGATCAGATATTATTGTGCTGAATTTTTTCATCTTTAAAATAAATTTGTTTTTTTTCACTTATTCTATTAAGAATATACTGATTATCATAGTACATACTTAATTGGCGTAACCACATTAAAACATCTGCAATTTCATCTTCAACTTGCTTAGTATTTTTTAATTTAGGTTTATTTACACTTTGCATTAAAGCCACTGATAGTTCACAGCATTCTTCAGCTGTCTTTTTTTTGATATACTCTAGTTCATCAATTTCTATAATCATATTAGTAATTTATATATTCTATTTTTGACTTATCCAATCCATCAAGTGCTTTTTCAACCCATATTTCATCAACGGAATCTTTATAGCAAAGTATATGACAAGTTGATATTTGTTCAGGGCTTAATCTTAATAATCTACCTATTCTTTGTGCAGATTTTCTTTCATTACCATAGGCATGCATAATAATTCCAACTTTAAGTTGTGGTATTGAAACACCCTCATTCAATTGCATTACGCAAGATAACTTTTTAATTTGTCCTTCTTTGAATAATCTTAAATTTTCTTCAGAGTTAGCATTATTTGAATGATAACTATATCTACACATTCTATCTGCTTGTTCTTGGGTATTAGCAAATATAATACACTTATCATTAATATTATTTAGAATACCAAGTAAATAATCTTCTTTAGTTTGGTAAGACATTAAAGCTCGCATTCTAAAAATAGAATAAAACTGTTTTTGTTTAGGAGTTTCTGCTTCAGCTAAAAGGTTAGATAGTCTAGTATAATCATTGTATTCTGAAGTGAACCATATTTTATTAGTTTTGGTTTTCTTTTTGAGTGTATTTAATTTATTTAAACTAATTTTGTGTACTATAATTTTATAGTCGTTTAATATCTTTTGATCAGTGGCTTCATCCACTGAAAATCTAAAAACAACCGGGCAGTGCTTTTCAATTAGTTTATATTTTTCACTGCTTTTTACAACAGGAAGTGTTCCACTTAAACCTAATATTTTATTATGATATGCATTTAAAAAGTTCTCATGTTGAGGTAGAATATTATGACATTCATCTAAACAAACAATATCATATTCATTAGGATCTTTTTTATTTAATGAAAGATATGTGGTAAACTCTATATGATCTTTTAAAGATTCAGCATTCATCTTTTCAAGTTCTGTATTCCAAGAATCTTTAACTGAGAGTTTTGGTATAACCACTAAAACTTTTAAAAAGACATTGTAGTTGTTTATTAAATATTTTATAGCAATCCTAGTTTTACCAACACCCATTGAGATACCAACACTACATTTTTTATAATTTTTTATAATATTTAAAGCTTGTTCTTGTACTGAATCTTTATTTGACATATACATTTAATTTTAAAAGTAGTTCTACCTGGAGTCGAACCAGGAATAACAGATTAGAAATCTGTAGTTATATCCATTTAACTATAGAACTAACACTTATTAAAAGTGTTTTTAATTATTGATCTTCTTTAAGTTTTTTTATAATACTACTGATAATATTATCACTAGCATTTTCAAGTTCTTTCTCAAAATAATTAACTTTTTCAAGAATATATACAGAAGCTATAAAAATAAGTTCGTTATAACTAAAAGTATGTACAATTTTTTCAACTGCGTGACTAGGTTTGAAATTTTCTTCTAAAAAACAACTTTTAATTATTTGAGTGACTTTTTCTTTACAGTCTTCCAAATCTTTTTCTGATACATTTAAAGCATCTTTAAGTTTTGCTTCATTATGATTAAATTCCATAATTAAAATTTTGATTGTGATAAGTTTAATTCTATTGCTTCTTTAGGGTTTTCTTCTATCCATCTGTGACAGTTTCTACATACAGAAAGCCACGTGGAAGTATCATTATGATACTTACCACGGCCTTTCATATGATGTATTTCATTTGCTTTTAGAAAACAGTTATAAATCTTAGCTTGACACATTGGATATTTATCCAAATGTATCTTTCTTAACTTTGAATATTCAGAGTTAAGTTTAACCATTTTCTTTGAAAACTTATTTATTGCCAACTGCCTTAATAGTTAAAAAGTTTTTAGGCAAAAGTCCTTCAGCCATAAATTTCAATATAACATCTTCATAAGTTAAACCTAAATCCTTTAAACTTAAAGTATTTTTATATTCAGGTAAATACTCATCTGCCGGTACATTTACTATAGCTCTTACATTTTCACCAAATACTTTATAAAGATAGTCATTAACTCTTTTATTTACAATATACTGTTTCCAATTATTTAAAACATCTTGACCTCTTTGCCATACCTTTTTAATTCTTTTCTTTTTATCCCAATGCAAAGCATTTTGTTGTTCTTGTGTGTATATGTTTAAACCGTGTAGAACACGTTTAAACAAAAAATGCTGTTGAGGATTTAACTTAGAATAATCTAAATTTTTTAAATCATTAGGATTATGAAGTTGATACTCTTGTAAGATTCCATAATATGCGTATCTTTCTTCACGAAATTTTAGATTATTTATTTGTTCTTCTTGTTGTAAAAGTTTAATTTGTTCTGAATTTAGCATAAAGTTAGTTTTAAAGAGTAAAAAAAAAGGGCGGTTATTAGCCGCCCTTCTAAAATAAATTTAAATTTTAAAGTTCAAATGTATTATCATCATCAATAGTTTCAAGTTCATTTGAAACTATATTGCTAATAGCACTATTAACTGAATTTGCATTAGCGCTACGAATTGCATCAACGTTATCATGGTTAATCAATTCATTTTGATCTTCCATATCTGTTGTGTAATAAGTGATCCTATAAATAGGTTGACCATATAAACAGCAAACAACACCTGTTTTACCAGCAATTTTTAAATGCTGATCTGGGTTTTCTTCACTAAAAGGTGTAACAGACTCTTTTATGACAATTTTACCTTCAATTTGCTGTCCGGCTTTATAACCAAGTTCTTTTAATTCCGCAACTGTACCTTTAACAAGAGTGGTAACTTTGCTTTTTTTAAGCCAATTTAGACTTTTTGGATTAGCTGGATTTTGCTGAATAGTAATTGAAGATTGCTCTAATAGAATTACACCGTATTCAGGACTGTTTTTACTTTGGCGGATAACCATACCGTTATCATCAGCCACTACTGTAACTGCATTCATTTTTTTAAGGTTTTAAGTTAGTTAAAAATTATCGTCTTCCTCAGGAAGAATATTATTTATATTGATATTTCGATCTAATAGATCAATATCATCATCAAATATAGAAAGGAATTCAGGTTCAATATCATCTAATATTTCTTCTAATTCTTTTTCTTGTTCTTTAGAATATAAGTTATAAAATGGATCTTTAGACTCTTTAAGATATGACTTGCCCAATCCGTTTAAATCTTGTAAGTCTCTTTCAGACATATCAAGATACTGTTCAACAGAAATCTCTATAATATTACCATTAGGCAGTTGCAAAATCATCTCTTAACTCATATATAATACAAATATATATAAGTTTATTTTATCTGTTTCTATTAATGTTACGTTTTCATAGGAGTTTTAAATTTTTTGTTTTACTATTATAGCTATCTCAAAATTAAATATTTTCCTTTTCTAGTTAAATACCCTTTGGTTTTAAGTTCTTTAATATACAAAGAAACTTGAGACACGCTTTTTGAACTAATATCGGATAGTGTATTTAAAGAGGGAAAGCATTTTCTGTTCTTATCTGCATAAGATGTTAAAATAGCATACAAACCTTTTGCTTGTAAACTTAAGCCAGGATCTGTTACAATTTCTTTATTAACTATGCCAAAATTAAAAGTTTTTGACATATTTACTTTCTATAACGGAATAACAAACATCTAAATTTAATTCATCTTCAAGCTCTTTATCCTGCCAAGCGTATTTATTAGACATCCATTTTCCAAAAGAAGGACAACTTACATCACTGTTAAGTGTCATTTGCTGAAGGGATAGGTATTCCTTCAAATTCTGTATCAATAAGTCTTTTGAGATCATTGCCATTGTTAAAATAAGGGATTTGAGATTTTTCAATTTTTTGAATGTCTAAAATACTGCATGTTGTTTCTAAAGATTCATTTCCAAAAAACAAAATACATTTCATATTTATACAATAAGGGTCATGTGTTTCAGAGTAATTATCACTTCGTACAATTTTACCAAATAATTTATTTTCAACAAGTAAACCAATATCTATCAAATGATCTTCTACAAATTTTGTATCTTGAAAATGCTTACTTAAACTAGAAATATCTATAGAAAAATAAGTGTCTTTTTCAAAAGAACAATTTTTATTTGAATCAAAATGTAAAGCAATTATAAGATTTAAAAGAGCAGAATTAGAATTTGACACTAAACAATTTACTATATTATCTGAATTTTCAGACTTTATAATAGTTTTTATTATACTTCTCAAAGTATCTATTCTAATTATCATTTTTTTATAGTGTTAATTACTTTTAACTTAACCCGGGCAATATCTATCACTTTTTTATTGTGACTATAGCTTATTATATCCTCTATATTAGACTTTTCAATGGCCAATTTAGATTCAGATATAGAATTTAACCATTTTCTGTATTTTTCTTCCATTTTTATAGCTATTTAAACTGAATCAGTCATTTTTAAATAAATCACTGTATAGTATAGTAATTAATTACTGGTATTGTTAGTATCCGATATACCGGAAGTTATGTAAAAAAACAGCTAATATCCATTCTTTTTGTACTAAAGTACATGGAGTCTGTGGTGGTATAGGTTTTAAAACTATTTGATTCAAGACTTTCAATTTTTTTTAAATCTTTAAAAGAACTTGCTTTAACTTCTTTTAAAAATATACTATGCATACTTTGTACTTTTTTAACTACAGTCATAACATCACCAGAAGATAAAAAATCAGAGTCTGTACCTTTACTTTCTAACCTTAAATGATAATAAAATGAATTTAGAGTATTATTCTTAGGATTAGCTAAATGTATTAGTTTATAAGATTTTAAAAGATCTAGACTAAATTCTAAAGTTAACATCCAGTTTTTTTTATCTCCTATTTTTAAATTAAAAGCCTGGAAAATAAAATTATCTACAGGTTGCTCTGGTTTACAATAATCAATATAATCAATTAGTTTATAAGTTAACCAATTTGTTAATCTATTACTCTTAATACATGAAATAATTAACTTATTTACTTTATATTCATAATATTGATTTATTGTTGTACCATACCAATTTCTAGATATACTCAAATAAGATTCTATAGGTAATTTATCATCAGATTGAGATTCACTAAGAACTGTTAAGTTGTTATAACCAGATTCAGGAAAAATATCAATTCTTGTATCACCACGAGCAACTGAACCTTTTTTACTTTCAAAAAGTTTCATGTGTTTCTTTAGGTTCAAGATCTAAAACTTCAATTTCAAAAATAGTTTTAACATTTTTATGTACTATATAGATAGTACTATTTTGATCTTTGCGTGTATAAGCCACACTATAAGACGGAGTAAATAATTCAACTCCGTCTTTTGTGTAGCAGTATAATGTATTATCTGGATTAATCATAACTTTTACAATAGTTTAAATATTCAATTGTTTCTGAGGATTCTTGTTTTACAAACTTTTTTTTAATTGCAAAATCTAAAAGGTTTTGATTTTCTTGTAATGTTTGAATTAGTTGTTCTTCTGTAAAATCTAAAAGTTTACATTTTTCAACAACTATAAAATCTTCTTCATTAAAGAATACATGCACATTCTTTTTTCCTGCTATTAATATTAAACCCATACCGGATTCAGTTAAAGCAAATAGTTCTTCTCTTAGTATTTCTAACATGTTTAAGAATTTAGTTTTTAATAACCATTGTATTTTTTTAATTCCACTAAATGATGATATAAAGGCCAATTTATAGTATATTTTTTTATTACATCAGAGGTTTTTAAATTTTCATATTCTGATGCTTTTTTAATAATATAAGATCGCCATTCTTTAAAACTTTTATTAGTGTTCATAATTTTAGACAGTTTAAATTGTACAAATATGTGAGTTATTTAAGATTATATAAAAAATGGTCTAATTGTTATTACTCCGATCGCAAAACCAAAGGCAAAAGCCAAAGCAATAAATAACCTTTCTTTAAATGTTTTGGCTTCAATGTTGTAATGATTCATAGGTAAACACAATAATGGATTTATAAAAACCATTAATACCATACCCATCCAATTCTTTTCCATAAGGAATCTAAAGCCTGCTATACTATTTGCTTCTAAAATTATTGCAGTAAAGAAAACTAAAACAAGTTTGTATTTAAACTGCATATGTCATTATTTTGATTGTTAGTAGTCAGAACAGGACTTGAACCAGTAACCTCGATGGTATAAGCATCTTGCGCTAACCTATTGCGCCACGAGAGCACTGTTTCAAATTAATGAATTTCCT